CAGCGCCTTTTTCAGCAAGTGGGTTTAAAGACTGAACAAGACCAGCTACACCAGCAATCGGTTCGGCAACAGCCGACGAGGCCACATTTAAAAGAATATCTGTTGGTGTTTGCTCAGCATCATAAACACTTTTAGCTTTATCAAGCAGCGACGTTTCTTGTTCTTGTTCTTGTTCTTGTTCTTGTTCTTGTTCTTGTTCTTGTTCTTCGACCTGGGTGCCATTTCGTTTAGCTCGTTCATCGGCTACACGTTGCTTTAAATCAGGCGAGTCTTTAGGAACATCATCCGGGATATTATTTATTGTTATATTATCTTTTGTGACAATAGAATAAGGCATATTAATAATCTACTTCTACAGGAGTGGCTGACTTGCCTTGATAGTTCTTTTGAATCTCAAGCCACTGGGCTGAGGTGTTGCCGGGTGTTCCCGTAAAGATAGCAGCATCTTCAAGATAAGCTGCTAACTTGCCTTGGGCCTTTTTCTTTTCAACTAACCACTTTCTTAATTCAGCTGGTTCTAAATTGATTGGTAAGGCTTTGCTTAAAGCAAGATCTAACTCGCCCTTAGACAGAGCACCGAAAGTCGTGTCACCAATAACATCAAGTCCCATAGCTTTCTGGATATTATCAAGGCGGGCCGAAGCAGCTGTGATGCTTGGCAATTTAGATATGATAGGACCTGTTGAAGCGCCAGCATCTATCGCTTTAATTGCTGAATCAATATTGGCCATTGAAGTTTTAACGTTGCCTATACGGTCAATCATCTCTTCAGATCGCTTAATAGACGCACTACCGGCAGCGGTACTACCAGCTTTTGTACGCTCAAAAGTTAATTCATTTTCACGTGCCATTTTTAATGCTTCAAGACGAGCATCACCTTCAACCACATTACCGGCCGGATCTCTAACCTGAGTCTGACCGTTAGGTAACGCCTGGATGGTGGTACCATCACCAAATACCCGGGTGACAGCTGATGCTTTACCACCATCGGTCGTGGCTGCTTTTTCACGGATCTTAGTTCGCTTAATACCACCGCCTGGCAATTTTTCAGTTAAGAAACCGTCGTCACCAATCTCTGAATTTTTTAATATAGTTGGACCATCGGCTTCGGTTCCTTTAATGGCTTCATCTGTCAATGTTTTAATATCAGTGCCTTGTATCATCATCTTTTGCAAAGCTAAATCAAGTTCACCTTCGCCCATGTTTGACAGCTCAACAAATCGTGTGACATCTTCACCATTAGCAACAGCTTCTTGTGCTGCTTTTGATAATTCTTTTTGTCTAGAGATATAATCAGGCGCTTTTTGAAGTGTTGCAGCAAGTCTCACACCTTTTTCATTTTCAGCCGTAACCATTGCAAGCTCGGCTTCGTCACCACGCTCTAAGGCTTGGCGAATAGCATTACCGGCTTGCGGATTAAGTGAAGATAAGCGAACCAAAGCTTCTTGCTTTCGCTTTCGGTCTTTGGCTATTTGATCCTGTGTATCTGGCAACGGTACAGCGCCTGAGCCTGCTTCGCCAGTTGGATCTCCTGCATTTATGCCTGTCTCTCCACCGCCGTTGCCGGTTATAGTGTCGATCAGCTTTTTTTGTTCAGCAGCTACTTGTTTTGCAGCTTCCTCTTTGTCACGGCTTTGCTTAGTGCCAAAAGTCTGCAATAATAGATTCAATCCTTGGTCTGGGCTGCCAACTAAACTTGCGCCGTGGGTATTTGCTAATGTTGCCATTCTACGCCGCCTCCTGTAACTCGTTTAGTAATTCGGGATAATCGATCATCATAAAACCGCCAAAATCATGGATATGATGCGGATACTTCTCTTTCACTTGATCCGCCATAAATCCAATATTACTACATTCTGCAATCATTGTGCCTTCTGTTTCAGGTTTCCAATCCCATTCATATATCTTCAATCCATATGCTTCACCGATTTCTTCAACATTATCCTTAAGTGCAGGATCTGAAAAGAAGATACTTGCCACGGTGGCTGCAGTATTCAAGAAATTTTGTGTGCCTTGGGCTTTTGCTTGCTGGCCGGTAACGATGCCGTTCGCGGTTGCTGATCCCGCTGCATTGATTCCTGCTGCTTGCGCGTTTCCGGCGGCGGTGATTCCACTCGCTTGATTAGCGCCTGAGTTCTGAAGCACTTGCGCGATGTTTGCTGAGTTAGCACCGCCGACCGCACCAAGTCCGGTTGCTGCATTTTGCCCGCTTGCCATTAAATCTGTTGATCGCCCTGTCAATAATTGTTCAAGCATGAATCCAAGATCCGTTGGTACCCGGGCAGCGTCTTCCATTGCTGTTCCTGATCGCGTTAAACCACCAGCAGCCAGTTGACCCTGGACACCGCGCATTCTTTCATCACGTAAATTAGCAAAGTTTTCAGATCCAAATATTTGTCCGAATATTTCATCCAATCCGGCGACCGTTGTTCTGTCGACAACCGTATCTATTTGACCGGCACCCGCTTCCATAAAGGGTGCAATGTTTTCTTGTGTTATACCAAACTGGCGTTGAAGTTCGGCGACTGCTTTAGCGTCGGACGCGGCTTGAATGTTTGCCGCTTCGATTGCTGCATCGGCTTGCGTTTGTGCTGCGGAAGTAGCGGCGGTTGCTTGAGTGCTTGCTGCGCTAGTTGCCGCTTTTTTTCCACTTTTTCCAAAACTCATCGTCTTACCTCATAGCACCGACTTTCGTCAGTTTCGTGTGTAAATCTAAATCCGACGCGTACTGCATTATGACACGCCGCTTTATTTTCTTTTGGTATTTCAGCATATATAATATCTTTATCTGTATTGTCGAAAGCCCAACGGAGTGACGCTTTACATTGTTCAATTGCAGCTTTTCCTCGACAACTATCTTTCATTTCGACATGAACAATTAAACCGTCTTTATGTTCGTGATACACCCAAAGACCATAATCTTCGTCCACAACATAGATAACTTCACTTGATATAACAAGATCCCAAGGTGCCATCTTTTTTACTGTTCTATAATTCTGTGTTCTATGGATCATGACACTATAGCTCTATCAGTAACTCGTCGCCAATTTGTTCCGTCTGTGAATGCCGGTATTGCGCCACCCGTTTCATCTGTGACAAATATCATGCCACCGGCTTTGGTTGTGGCACTTGGCAAAGTTGCAATGGTGTAACTTGTCAACTGAACTTGGTCACCTAAAAGATTGGCATTTAATTCTCTAGCTATTTGATCAAAGAACTCTTGAAAAACCGGATCAAGAACGCCATTTTCAATGGCTATTCTTGATCCCCAATTAGGCTTTGTTGTAATTTGTGTCATTGTGCTTTTATTATTATGGAGTCAGTAGCAAACTCGATATCTTCTGTTGTATAAAACCGGATACCAGCAAAGCCGTGATATTTACCAAGCCCGCCAGGTGGGTTCCAAACTAATTTCTTTGCGTACTCGCCAAGTGCTCCAGTTTCTCGATACACAAATGGCCCGTAGGTTACATTGTCACGGCTCATTTGCAGTGCTACCGATTGAACTGATGAATTGTAGCCTTGCGATATTCCAAGCTGGATAGATTGTATTGCAAAAAAATCATCTTCCGGATGCTCAAAGCTAGTATCGACAATCTTTGGTATTGGATCGCCATACTCGGTGTTTATCTTTGCAAGCTTTCCAATTTTAGTAGAAAATGCTGTGAAATATTCTTTGTTAAATTCAGTTATGAATCCCGCTCGCCATGGCTCAAGCTCACCAAGTCGGAAAACTGAAAGTGTGAACCATTGGCCACCAAAATATGCAAAAGAATCTAGGCCAACAACAAACGTTGCTATATCGTATCCTCGCCATTTAAATCGCCCTGACACAGCCGACGCCAAGTCAGCTTCAGAGCAATTAGCTAGCATAAGATCAACACGTTCATTTGAAATTTTTGCGGCGCCACCTTGTACAATAGAATAAATACCTTGGTCCTGGTCTTTTTCTCTACCGATGAATAAGAAAGTATTGTTATATTCTAACAAGCCACCAATGTAACCATTTAAAATACGAGAGCCGCCGACTCTTATAAACGGATTTGGTGAAGCGCCTGTGTCTTGAAACAACTCAATCGAATCGGTGCCGCATATATAAAGCGTATTCTTGCCATTGAAACACGCGTTGTTTTTATCTGGTAACTCTTCAGCATCAAAAAACGATAGTGGTTGAACTGATCCAGCAGTACCGACATCTGAAAAGAAAGAGGGTGAACCGTCGCTTGGGATATAAACAAATCGGCCGTTAATATGAGTGACATCGGCGCATGGTATAAAATTACTGTTGCCTGAAATAGTAGATAGAACAAGAGTAAACTGTCCAGTTTCATCCGTTCCAAAAGCTATTGAGCTTATTTCAAATGCACCAACGGATGAGGCTGTGACAATACCTGTTATATTATAAGCTGTATTTGTTACAAAGCCCGATAACGTTATAGTATCACCAACCGCCGGATCTGTTCCGCTGTGATTAAAACTAGCTACAGTACCTGATGCGGTGACACTTGTTATGGCTATTTGTGTTGTTGATTTACTAAGCGCAAAGATCTCACCGCCTGGCACCACAATCACGGCATTATTAAAACCAATTGCGTATTTGATGTTTGCTGCGCCGGATATATTACCAATCGTTATAAATGCACCAGTTTCAGTATCTGTTATTTTAACTAATAAACCAGATTGCACCTGGTACAAATTTCCATCCCATTCAAATTGACCGCGAGCAACACCGGTACTGTTATTTAAAAGAGCGATGCCTGGGCGAGATACAAGCCGATCGGTTCCATTATTAAAACAATTATGAAGATCACGACGAGTGCGAGGAAGGTATTCAGTGCCTTCCATTCCTAATGGTGCCGGTATTCTAGCCATCTGAACTGTCTAGCGCTGCGCCTCTACCTGCAAAGGTTCTACCTAATCTATTTCCCGATCCACGTGGCAACGTGCTAGAAACAACTTTGTTAGGTATTGTAAAAGTTTGATATAAATTCTTAATGCTGTTGTAACTATTATTAGCACTAATTCTTAATGTTTGGGAAACGACTTCGCCGCCATTGTCAAAGTTAGGTCCTAATGCAATGGCTAAGTTGTCAATAATGGCTTGAGTAGAATCAAGTGGCTCATCTACTTCATCACCAGGGGCCTCCAAGGGATTGATGCCAAGATCAATTTGTTTAGATAACCAAAGCTGAAGCATTGAGTTAAGTGTTTCCATACCCAACTCAATACTTTCAGGATCAGCAGGTGTAGCAATTGAATGCGCGCCGATTAATTTCAGCGCGCTTTTAATTATTTTTGTACCTGATGACATTAGTCTTTTTTAACAACCTTAGCAGACTTAACTTGTGGTGCGTCTTTCCAGCCATCTTTTTCGGCTTTAGCAACATCATCACCCTCAAAGACTTTAGACTTATCGCCTTTATAAAGCATAGTAAGTCCAACCGGTTCTTTTACTTCTTCGCTCATTGTAAGATCCTTATTGTAAGTTGTATGGTTTCTACCCAAAAAGCCCGGACATCTTTCGACGCCCGGGCTTAATTTTGCCGCATTTAATCCAAGATTATTGGATTAAGTTACCACACATCTCAGGAATCAAGACGTTTGCACTCATCCACATTACTAGACGATATTTAGTCGTTAAGTTTCCGACTGATGCACCTTTAGCGAACAGGATCTCTATTCCACTATCGGTCGCCATTGACATGGTAGCAACACCCGCACCATCAAGATCCATCGTAGCTAATGAACCATGAACAATTTCAACTGCTCGATTCATGAAGAAGATGTTAGATGGTTGCGCCGCCGTCAAGTTCAAGAACGTTATGGCTGCATTATTAGCTGGGATAGCTGAACAGTTTGCATAATCAATGTTGGCTTGACCAGGACCGCCACCCGCTGCACAAACAATGGCAGGTGTGATGGTAATGGTTTGAGCACCAGCAGCACCTGCCGTTGATACAACACGGAAAGTCTGGAGGTCAGGAGTAACATTTTTATGCACTTGTGATACCGCATAAACACCAGCGATAGTGAATGCATCACCTTCATTAATAGCACCAGTACCAGTATCAACAATCAGTGACTGAGTACGGTTGTCAACGTTGTTACCGTTGCCGTCTGTAGCCAATGGATCGTGATCCTGATTAGCACCGTTAATAAGATAAGCCGATGCTGTAGTTAAAGCTTGAGTCGGCATGAAGTTAGCTTTGAATGAATCAAAGGTTGCAACACGTGGAATCTGCGAACGCTCGTAAGCGGTTAATGCAACACCGGTAGGAGGCGCATCGCGATTAGCCAAATTAGCTGACACACTATTATAATCAGTTGGGTTCATGATAAGAGTACGTGCTTCCATGATAGGTACATCACGGATTGACATTTTCTCTTCACACTGGGCCACATGGCTATAAGTGCTAATTGCAGCACCGTTCTTAATGAATAAAGAACCACGCTTAGCAACTTGCGTTGCAACAGTTGAATCAGCAATTGCTGAAAGCTGTTGAATTGCAGCTTCTGCAATTCGGTCACGTTGTAGTGGATCATTAAGCTCGACAGCATTCATTTGGAACGGAATGTTCTTGATGTCTGAGGGTGCAGCAGCATTCGCGTTCAATGTAGACGGAACGGTCAACTGAGTACGATCAGCAAAAGCTGCATCGGCAAGGGTTAAGCCCTCAGTTCCCAATGTAATATATGGAACAGGACGATGGACAGTCAAAGCAGAACGCTCAAGAGCTGTTGAAGCTGGCTTGAACTTATCCACTTGTCGTGCGGTTATGTTATTAGGAGAGAAGCCTTCGAGTACTTTCTCGAAGAATACAATCTCTTCTTTTGAAAAGGCGTTAGCCATGGTTAAAATTCCTCATATTAGAATTAAATTTATTGTGCCTGGTTTTTCCGCTTGAAGGCCATTAGCTTGGTCATATCACCAGTTTTTGACGCTTCAGCTCTCAGCTTTTCTAACTGTTTGTTCACAGCATCAGCATTATCACTGGCACCATCGCCGTTAATTTCCGTATCTGGATCAGGCACTGCCTGTTGCTTAGGCTTAAGTTTTAATTCAGCACTAAGTCTACCTATCTCAGCAACACCTCTAACAGGTTTGTCTTCAATTAATTTCTTCAGACGTTTTGCTTCTTCGGGATTTTTCCCAAGATAATATAAGATAACGGGTGAATCATCAAAGTTGTCAATGATTTGATTTGCATACACGTTACCAAAAATCTCAAGCGCTATGTCTTCAGTTTCAGAATAGTCTTTAGCCCCAATCTTGTCAGCCTCTTCATAGTGTTTGACCTGTTTTCTCAGTAAGGCTTTTGATTGTTCCTCAGTGTCTTGCTTTTGCGCGACATTTTGATTTGCTGCAGCAATGCCGGCAGCAATCTTCTTGTCAATAATGGCCTGGTCATATACTTCTTTCTTTTCAATATATGCCGGATCATTATAGCCATCATCAAATGCACTTGCATCAGGCTTTGTAGTCTGTTGCTGTGTATTATTTTTTGCCTGGTCTAAAGCCATTTGAAGAATTTTGTTCTTCTCTTGCTCTAGCTCAAGCTCAGCATTTGATTGCTGGCCCTGCTCACTTACTTCTTGAACTTTTGAATTTAATTGTTTTACACGACTTGAAACAATGTCGTTGACCTGTTGCTGATCAAAGCTTTTTTGAGGTCGCGTTCCCTCCCGTATGACTTCGAACTCTCCAGCCTCTTCAACTACAATGGGGTTTCCCTCATCATCAAGTTCTGGTTCAATTGCCGCGTCTTCAGTTTCCAAGCCATCAGCTAATTGGGCTGATATCTTGTCTGCTGCGTCTTCGACTACATCTGTTCCGTTGTCAACGGTTTCTTCCGCTTCATTTCCCATGGTATAACACCTCTTATGGTTTATAGAGTTGGCCAAAATTGGCCCCTGCTTTAAGTGGCAGTCACTTTAATCTTTTTATTGCAGCGTGCCTTGTTGCGCTTGTTGGAAAACGTTTTGACGTATCTCAGCCAATGACTTTACAACATTCACCTTAGCTTCTTGCTGCATAATAGCCGTCTCAACGGCAATCTGTTCTGTCTCAGCCTGTTTCTTTTGAGCATCAGCTGTGTTTGATAATACCTTGCTTTCACGTTCACGAGCTTCGGCTGTCGCTTGTTCAGCGGCTGCCGCAACTAATGCTGCTTGCGGATCTTCTTTCGGCTGTTGAGCTGCGGCTAGCATTTGTTTCTCTTGGTCAGTCTCAGGTTTAATCAGACCTTGCATAATCATATTCTTTCTAGCAATCTCTTTTAGTGGTCCCATACCAACACCTGATGCGTTTTCTAACATTGTGGCGATGATAGCATCCGTGTATTGAGCACCGCTAGCCTGGTCTCTTAAGACTTCAAGCAAGCCTTTAAGCTCTTCAACTGTTTGTTGTTTGAGTGTGTCATATTGAGGACCCACATCAGAATAGACCCGGAACTTTTTGCCCTGGATATTATTTGATTCGATCAAACGCCCGGTCTTTTCATCAAGTACCGTCTTCAATAGCATTTGTTCTGACTCGGTACCATCTTTGCCTATAACGTTAATCATACGCTTTTGAGAATAGACTTCCTGGGCCATTGCTTCATAGACTGATCCTGACCACTCGACAGCATTAGCTATATTGTCGCTCATGGCTTGCGTATTCAAGTCTTCACGCTTCTGAAGGGCATTAATAGCCTTGCCACTTAAATGAGGGTTAACCGTGTCCTGAGGAGCTCCACCGGTTGTATCCTGCACAAAAGCCGGCACAATTTGCAATAAGCTTTGAGTATTACCATCCAATTGGGCTGGTTTCAGATAACTAGTTGGACCGTGGTGGATAATATTTCCATTGTCGTCACGCAGAGCTCTGGCTAGTAAATAAGGTTTATTGTTACGATCGGCCCATAAATCAGCAATACCGCCTTCCACTTGAGAAGGATCAAAAATAGGTATCTCTTGACCGGTTGACGCTGAATTCTCAGCCAGCTGTGAGATCTGCATATTGTAAAGGCGAGCGGCATCAATCAACTTTCTAACCAAACCACGATACCACTCAGCACCATCAACATAAGCATGAAACCCGTAGACAGGAATGATTGGAATATATTTGCCAGCAACTCGTTTTGTTGGTTCTAAGACTTCGCCGCCGCTATAAACAGTGACATGGACTGTCTGCTTTAGTATTTTTCGTTCACGAACAAAAACCTTAAGTTCATTAGTTTTTAATTCGTCAGCAATTAATTTGTGATCTTCGGCTGAATAGACTTCAATTTCGTCAGTTGTGAGATTGTTATAAACAAAGACAGTGACCTCATCTCGTCTAATCTCGTAGCGTTTAGCAACATAAATGAAGTCGAATGTATTGACATTATATAAACGTCTTGAACTGGGCGTATAGGCAGACACAGGAGACTTGCCCGGGTATTTATCCGCGAATGCATCTTTAGTAAATGATATTAATTCAGTACAGTGTCGAGCATCTCGCTTGTCAATTCGCTTTGCCGATTTATCCCAGAAAATAGAATTGTAAGCATTATGAATCGGACGCCATTCAATTCGTTGAAGATCATTCTCAGGATCTTCGTTATCAATGAAGGTAGTCGCCAGCTTAAACGCACCATATCCACAAGTGGCCTGTTCGTCGACAGCATTATCAATTGACATCTTGCCACTGTATTGACGAAAATCAGCACGATAGATACCGTTTAAGATATCCGCATCATGTTCTGAGGTGCTTGCATCATTGGCTTTAAAATCTACACCGATGCGGCTTTGGTTCCATTGGCCTATGTAGCGTTGGATATAATTGGATAGGATATCAAATTCAAGTTTGGTTCTATCACCAAATTCATCTTCAAGAAAGCCTTCCCACATACCGCCGGCGACATTGACAAAGTGCATATCTTCATTGGCTTTGTCACGCTGCTCAGATACGGCATCAGCATCTTTCTGGACGTCAAGCTTATAGCGATATAGCTTCTGCTCAGAGGTCTCATTAATTTTCTTGGTTGTGTCGTTGCCTTCCATCATAACCTTTTCATTTTGGGTATCGTGATATTCTCAACACGCCTGGCGGCGATCTTAGGTGTTTTCAAACTCATAAAAAGAGAATCAAACAGATTCGGGGATTTGATACCGTGTTTACTTAACATCGCGTCTTTGCTCATAATTTGTATCAACCCGTTGCCATTGCTTTTTAACGGGATTCTACAGGTCTCAGATCTTAACTGCTGCATCACTTTTATATCAGAACTAAGGCTAATCAACGTGTCAGGATCTCTGTGTCGCTCGCCTATCTTGTTAACCGCCAGCCAAGTATTATAAAATCTGTCACGCAGCATCCAGATAAATTGAGCGCGTTTATTCTTAAAGGTTTCTTTGTTCGTCCTGGCTTTAGCTCTCGATTCATCTTCAAGCGGTTCATAAATATCTTCAGGTCGTTCTACACTTTCAGATCCTTTGAACATTTCATAATCAATCTTTTTACCTTCAAAGCATCTTTAACCTGGCGTCTGAGCGTGACACCTAAGCCATCGCAATCCCAAGTGAACAGGTCAGCATAATTTTGTATAGCGTATTCTGTTGCCCAGTCGCAACCATCGTTTACATCATCGTAGTCATTCTCAAGAACTTCCAGGATAACTGAACCATGGCGATCAACTAAACCTTTTGGATCTTCACCCAAGTCAGAAGGATCGTGGGAAACTACCCGGGCACCTTTTGGTTTAAAGCCTAATGTAATATGTGAATCAATTGCTGCATCGAACCACTCTGGCAGAATAATCGAATCAGCCACTGTATCTGATGGCTCGCCCACCCACTTATGATCGTAAGCTGCTACACTCATACGCTGTTTGTCGGCAGCCCGTTCAGCTTCGAGATGAGCAGGAAACCAAGGATTGTCACAATAATTAATCCAGACAATCGTGTGAAGCTCATCTTCATAATAGCCTTTGTTCCTTAATTCTTTTTCAAATGGTTTGAAAAACCTGACAGCAAACGGATCATTGCTAGACTGTAAATTTGCTGTAAACCAGATCTCAGAGTCTTTGCCTCGAATTGATGGGGTAAGCTCTTCAAGTGATCTCTCGCTTAATGTCTGTGCTTCTTCAACCCAGGCAATCTCGGCATCATCTATCGACTTAATTGCCTGTGGATCTCTGGCCAGACCTTTGTAATAAACATCACCACCATTTTGATGTCTGATCTTAGTATCCAACACCTCAAAGCCATCATATCCAATATCACCTATCTTTCTCTTAAGTAGCGAATGAACCGATTGATTGATACTGGTTTGATACTCACGACAGCAAACAGCGCGACACCCAGCCTGGTCCACCATTGCTGTGATAATGCTTGCGACGGATTCGGACTTACCACCACCACGACCGCCAATAATAACTTTAAATCTTTTTGGCGGTATTAATCTTAATAATTTACTTGGTATCTGGATGTTGAGATTCAACGCCAGTCACCGTTAAAGTTTTGTTCTTAGTTTCTATCGGTCCGCCGTCAGGTCCTGACATCTCGTTAGCAACCTTTTTATGATAACCGTGCTTACCGAGTACCAAGAAGTAATTGCCGAATTAAAGGTGCCACGAACGCCGTTATTCAATAAGCATAATTCCTGTACTTCCTGAATAGCATCCATAATGTCAGCCCATTCAGGCCGTCTTAGGCTACCATCTTCTAATCTTTCAGCGGCCCATTGATAACAGTGGTTGCGAGTACGATCAACTGCTTTGGCTAAACCAACTGCACTCGGAAAAGCATCGCCATATTTTTTTGTATTATAATTTTCAAGATAGTCAAGAGCTACAGCTACCACTTCAGCGCCATAATTAGTTGGTCGGCCAACATAAGATACAGGGCCTTGCTGAATCATAGTGCGTTTCTTGGTCCGTCTTTTGACTTTCCTTTTGATTGGTTCAGCCATACATTTTCTGCCTAACCGTTGGTTCTTTAAGCATCTTCTTCATGCGCTGGTAAGTTCGACGTTCATCGCCGCCATTTGCTGCTTGAATCAAAGAGGCTGCAGCTCGTCGGGCTGCTTTCATCTTTTTACCGCTCATGGTTCACCTCTATTCGAGTCTGGCAGAATTGCCCCTGGTTTAACGTTTCAGTAAACGAAATAAGTTAAGCGTCCCAATCGCCTTGGATTTGGAATCGCATTTGTTTTGTTGTTTGTTCGTCAGTTGAGGCCTTAACCATATCAGCATTTATAATCCACATACCATTACCAAGAGCTATTGTTTCAGTTGCCGTTAAGAAACCACTAAAGGCTTGTGTGCCATCAGTTTGAGTGTTGGCCGAAATTATCCGGTCAACCTGGGCCGTGTCACTTGGATATTTCTTAACAGTGATTGTGCACACATATCCAGTTAAGCTAGCACCATTCAAATCAAAACTAAAAGGCACCGAACTACCTGATTTTGCTGTAAAAATTTTGCTCATTTACAAATATGCCCTTAAATTAGCTCAAAATAGCTTTAAACTATTGATTTTATTAGATAATGTTTTATATAAAGTAATTTTATATTTGTCCGTAACAATTCAAAGGGAATTATATACTTGACTCCCTCGTTAATTTGAGTTATACTTACGCATAAGTTAAATAAATAGCTTAAATCGCGCCTCGG